CCAGTTACATTACCTGTAACATTGCCTGTTACATTACCTGTTAAATCACCAGTTACATCGCCTGTTACGTCGCCTGTAACATTGCCTGTTACATTACCTGTTAAATCACCAGTTACATCGCCTGTTACGTCGCCGGTAACTGCACCTGTGAATACTGCGTCTGAACCATCTGTGCCGGCTGCTAGTACTAAAGAAGTACCATTGCTTGCATAAACATCACCAGTTAAGTCACCGATGAACATGCCTGCAGAAATAGTTGAGCCTGCGCCGCCCGAAATTCCACTGTTGTCAATTGACAATGTACCAAAATCAATAGAAGTTGCTGCAATGTCGGCTGCATGGAATCTTGCATAAGATGTAATCCCAACTGCTCCAGTTGTGTTACCTGTCTCAGAAGTTGTAATTACTGCGAATTCTCCGAGACTTTCGTCCCAAATAACCGCGGTGTTTACGTTTGCGCCATCTAGTGCCGCAAGGTTTCGGTTTACAAGAATACCAATGTCATAAGTTGGTGTTCCGGTATAGCCGTTGTTAAATACCACTAACGGATCGTTAATGTATGTGTTAGTACTTTGTACAGTACTAGTTGTACCAGAAATAGACAAATTACCACTGATTGTAACGTTACTACTTAAAGTCAAGTCTGCGGCGAACAAACTTCCTGTAAGAGTACCGGATGCAATCTTTTGCGCGGTAATTGTACTGTCTGTAATCTGGTTATTCTTAATTCTTGTAGTCATATTGGTCCTGGTTCCTAAAAATAACAAACGAGAAAGGAGTAAATAAATAAACCTCTACATAATGTTATTTATCGCAGTCGTAGGTAAACACTTCGGGTGAGCCCATTTTCCGAAGTGGTACAAATGTGTGCGGGAGGTTGTCTAATCCAGTTAGACGACTAAGAAATTTAAATAATAAACTATATATGCTACAGTTTATTTATCGTTTACGGCACTAAGCTAGGACTATTGTGTGAATACCAATTAGATCCGTTGTGTATGTACAATACTCCTGTATCGCTAACCCAATAATCACCTCGTGTAGCAGGAGTAGCTGATGTGGGCGCTACTACTAGGTCACTCCGAAACTTATTTTCTTTAAGAGTATTTGCTGATAAGAATCTTATATCAATTATATCAGTTGTCAGCGGCGCTTCGTTAAACGAAATATCAGTACCAGATACAGTGTATCTACCTACGTGCTGTAACACACCGTTTATTGTTACCATTACTGTTTCGTCAGCGGCAGGTTGATCTAATGTATAGGTTGCTGACTCTCCATCAGGCACAATTGCCTGACTTGCAACACTACTTTCAGTAACTGCTACCCATGTACTATTATTAAAGTACTCAAGCACGTTATTAGTTGTATTATACCGTGTTTGGCCAGCAACAGGTGTAACCGGTCTTTCGTCATTTGTACCTTTTGCTAATAATACCGCACTAGTTGTTTCTAGTGTTAATGTTTCGTTTGCAATAGCTGGAGCTATACCAGTTGTTGTAATTGTTAAAACACCAACACTATTCACTGTTAGCTGCAACTCTGCTGCGGTTGCAATTATTGATGTATTATCTTTAACAATTCTGTCATCGTCGAAGTTTATAAAGTATTGATCTACATAATTCTTAGTGGCAGCGTCTTGTAAGTCAACAGGGTCAGCTAAGTTAATAAGCAACGAACCACTTGCATCAATACTACCTGTACCATTTGGGTTTATTGTAACATTTTCATTATTATCTGTTACAATACTAAATCCGGTTACATTAAGATTACCACCAAGGGTCGGTGCTGGATCTTCTACTAGATATCCGCCAACACCTAATTTAGCAATGTATCTTGCACCCGACACGTAAATGCTCTTACCAGTAAACTCAGCAGATAGCGATGTTGGTAGATTATCACCAATAAAATGTAATATACCACTTTGGTAATCAAAGAACCATTCGTCATTATTTCCACTACCAGCTGCAAATAGCTGTACCCCTGTCGATTCCGGCGAGGTTGATCCTATGTCGTCAATGTATACTTTAACCAGATATGTTGCTCCAAATTCGGGCGGAATCCAATCTGTTAGTTGCGTAATCCAGGTACGGTTGTCGGATGATGTGATATCTTCTGTACACTCAACTGTGTTCCCATTTGCATCGTCGTATAATCTAATCACTGATGCTACCGCAGTTTTAACCGCTGGGATTAATTCGGCATACTGCCAAACTTTGTCTGAGCGCAATAATAGCGGCGAACTTATACTTTCGTTGAATGCTCGTTTAAATGCAATAGAGTCAGTCTTAGTTACACCGTAACCGAGCTTCTTCCATAAGTAATCAACTTTTTGCGAATCTTGAATTGCCATTATGACGCTACTCCTATACTAATTGCACTAATATAATCGTTACGTTCTAACCGTATTCGCACTAAACAGTTTTTGCCTACTGCATTAGAGAAGTTTTCACTACCAATCGTCATAGTATAACTTTGATTGTCAATGACCGTACCCAATGGTATCCTATCGTTGCTAGTTACTGCGCATCCAGATAATCCGTTACCACCTGCCGCTGTATTTGTTCCGGGTAAGCCTGCACCAGCATAACTTGCATTGCAGTCTAACCAACCATTAGTCGAATCAGCTGAGCTGTCAATTCCTGTACCAGGCGCTGCAATCCACATTCCACTGATTTTGCCAGTTAGTGTAATATCAAAGTTTGCTAACAACGATCGTCTAAATGCGAATGTAAAGTATTGTGCCCCTGCGCGGTCAGTGACTAAATCTGGCCCAGCTGGCAAGTACCCTACACTAAAATCCTCATCGTCAAAATGGGTTAATACTCCCCAACGAACAATTGCCTCAGGTGTACCGGCAACTAGTTCAGCTCCATCCCATGCATTATCAACGTAAAAATTTGCTGGAGTGTATGCTGGATTATCACCTAATAGCCCTAACGATACTCGCCTTCCGTTGTCAGAGAAGCCGCCGCCTAAGCTAGGCGCCACTGGAATTAATAACTCATTAACTCCAGTTGATGCTTGACTATATACGTTAATTTTAGTAGGCAGTTCAACTGGTACACTGGATCCATTTACATTATCTAATGTAATAGATAATGTCGAAACTGCATGAGCAGTACCATTGATTAATACATCAAGTTCGCCAAATTGGTACGAAGATGTGTTTCCGGTATTTGCTACTGGAATACCATTGTTTAAATATGTACTAGCACCGTCGATGTCAGCATAAGAGTAATTTTGTAATTGTACAATCGATCCAACTGTTGATTCAAAATTATTAGCACTAGCTACACGCAACGGCGCTACTGTATCAGTATAGGTTTGCCCAATCCAGTTAGTAACTGCTACTCCGTTGAGCGAAACAACTCCGCCATTTGAGTAATACGGAATGCCACTGATGTAAGTAACATCTCCAGCGTTCTTTTGTGTTACGTCAGCACTACTAATATCTATAGTAGGAACTGCGGTTAACGAATCCTTAACAAATCCAATTTCATTTGTACTTCCGCTTGTGGTATGTGACATCTGTAAATTGTTGTATCCATCTGATACATCTACAAATGAGTGCGTTATACTAGCGGCAAATACTTTATACAACCCAGATGGGTACTCGCTCGGTGATATTGCATCGTGTGCATCACCATCTGCAATGATTGATAGCGAGTCGTATACCCCTACCTTAGATGTTTGGCTATCGAATATAACTTGGCCAGCAACCTGCCCGCTTACTAGAGCCGACAATGTACCACTCTTACTAGAACTTACGCCAGTAACTGGAGTCGATACTAAATTATCTAGCGTTGCAATACGAGTCACTGCTGTACCTGCATCTGGGATAGCACCTAACGTGTTGTTAGTTGCTGAATATGCTAGCAGTGGACTAGAACCTTGCGACTCGTTTGAAATTACGATCTGTTTCGAACTCAGTGAGCCTGGTTCGATTGGTAATGCCTTGATGGTAATATATGCATTTTTACTAGTAACCGTTGTTTGCGGTATAGTGTCAGGTTGTCCGCTGACTTCTAAAGAAACTGTTTTGTTTCCAGCATTTAAATATGCATGTGTTATAGGTCCGCCAGCTACTGTGCCGTTTAATCCGTCAGTTAACGGTCCAGCAGTTTCGTTGTCGCCGAAACTCCACGTATAGGTAGTAGCATGTTGACTTAATGCGGTAAATTCAAACTCAGCCCTGTTAGCACCGGTGCGGTAATCTGTAAATACATATCCATCTTGGGCAGTATCCCCGATTCGGTCGCTTACTGTTAGTGATGTAGCGCTAAATTCGCTTCTAACTTCTGGCTCAACTACAATTGTAATCGGTTGCGGTTTAGTAAACGGGCTAGATGAGTGTCCGTTCAATACTGACAAACGTACATCAAATGTCTGTGTAGTCCCACTTAACTGGTTAGATTCTGTTAATGCAAAAGCATGTGTTAAGGTGGCACCCGGATTACCTGCTAGCCCAGGTTGGATGGTAATAGAGTTAATGTCACCATTGCCCCAATCCCACACGTAGGCATTAAGTGGAAATGTAGATGTATTACCTGGATTCGATGAAGTGATATTTGTAAATATTACTTCGCCACCGCTTGTTGCTTGTTGGTTAACCACCCTCAGGGTATTTGCTGTAAAGTCAGGATCATGAATACTGTACACTCGTACATTTGCATCTGCCCCGACTACAGTAACGGGCGTAGGACCTGCTGTGTCACTTGTTGCAGTTAATGCAACAGCATATAATTCATCACCGCCTGCGTTAATATAAGTATGGTCCAATGACGACCAATCACTTGCAGGGGTTGCAATTGTCCCATCTCCCCAATCAATCGAATACGATGTGCTATACTGACTTAAATTAGTTACAGTGGTTGTTGTGGTTGTATCGATGCTAGAGTCACCAATAACAATACTAGGTATCGGAGTAGGCGTATAAAGTAAAATATAGTCTGACTTTGTATTATCATCCCAGCTACCAATTGCGCCTTGAGTAGAATCGCCTGCTAATGTTCCGTTGGCATTATATGCTTTAAAGATAACAGTAAAATTGCCGCCTGCAAGATTATCATACAAATGAGTAGGATATTCGTCTGTGCTAGTTGTGCCATCACCAAAATCCCATAAAAAATCAGTAGGTGTTCCGACATACGATGGAGTAAATGCTACTGATAACGGACTTGGGCCTGCGGTAGCATTTGATGCGAAATCTACTGCACCTACGTATGTACCTTTAGCAATGTTAAGCGCAGTCTGATTTAATTCGTTAATTGCATTAGTGACTAAAGTTTGATCAGTGAACTGGTCCCATGCAACATTTACATTTGTGGGAGCAGTAGCAAATCCTAAATCAACCTGCATACCTGTGACATTTGTCTCAGCCATTAGATCGCCAACGCTTGCCCAACTTAATACTCCGTTTCCGTCAGTAGTTAATACGTAGCCGTCAAGTCCGCCGTCAATTTTAATATCGCTCGGTAAGCCTAACTGTACCTTAGAGTCGCCTGAAATCGAATCACCACTAATTGTTATGGTGCCAATTTTTCCGCCTGCTGGAGCATGTAAAGAATGCTCTGGCGTATTTGTGTTTACACCGATTCGGCCATTGGCAACATCAAGGTAGAGTAAATCAGTTTCAAATGCTAGATCGTTACCGTCCCGTTCTAAATTAGACGATAACATTCCACCGGAAATTTTACCTAAGGCCATATATGTTTACTCCTTAGTCAGCGTCGGTACTATTAATGTTATAAATTACAACAATTCTATTAGGGTTAGATCCTGGCGCCGGTGGCGGGCTAGTAAAAGTAATAGTTGAAGTTCCTACGCTAGTAGATAATGTATAGCTTATCAGCGGCTGTTGGTAGACTCCGCCAACAAACACTATAATGTCAGACTCCGTAGCTACCGTGTAATCTAGCACAAAGTCAGTCGTTGTTCCATCGCCGACAGTATCCTGTAATTGCAATAATGTGGTACCCACTCTTGCCATTGAGCGCCAAACATTATTAATTGCATACTCTATCTTACCGCTAGCTAAGTTTAATCGAACCATCCCGTCGACTAAAAAGTCAGGCGAATCACTAAGATCAGTGGACAATGGCAATACTACTGCTTTTTTCTGATTGCCAAGTTTTGGTGCTTTCATCGAACGTGCCATGTTTTTTCTACCTTAAATTTCTGCGTAACTGCAAGTAGCAAATACTACGTTGTCTACGCTAGCAGTTGCCTGGACTTTATCACCGTTATCTAATAACATTTTTTCAGTGCCGTCAATAATCAATGTGTCGTTTGCATTAATTGAGACCTGTCCATAAATCATATTTGTACTTCCAGCAGTATCTCCTGACGGGACTGCATAGATATCAACAGTTACTGCTGAACTATGCGTATTGTGAAAGTACACAACAGTTATTGCTCTGCCATTGCTGTCTGGTAAAATAGATGTTGCTGTGCTTGTTAGCGTTGTGCTTTTGAGTGCCATCTGGTTATCCTTAAAAAATCAATGAGTAAATAAACGCTGTGCGTTTTGTTGCTAACTCTTCATTTGTTGCTGTGTCATTGGTTACGTATACCCCGCTACCGCCTGCGCCAACTGTAGCAAATGTTAGTGTTACATTAGCAGGAACATTAACAATGGAAAATCCAGCAATACTTAAATTGCCTCCTAGTTCCGGTGTTAAATCATCAACTACTGCTTGCAAACCATTTGACGCTAAAAGTATGTCGCTCCACGACGCCCCGGCATCGGTTGTTACTTTGAATTTGTCGTCTGTTTCGTCAAACACTAAAGATGCGTTTGGTAGCGATCCTCTATCAACTTCAATTCCGGCTTTTTGTTGGCCTGTTATACCAGCACTTGCTTCTCCATCATTGAGCACAATAATGCGGTCGGTTATAACCGAATCCGTTGACGAAATAGTTGCTTGTGTGCCTGCAACGGTCAAGTTACCAGTAATGGTAACTTCTGGAGCAGTAATAAAATAATGATCGCTTACTTGTTTAACTGATGGCATTTGGGTATCACCTTATGTTTCTTGTAGTATTTATGCTTAGATGATCTTACGGAGAAACTAAACCTACTGTATCACCGAATACTTTTGATGCCCCTACTACCCAACTAAACTTGCTTCCATTTGGGTGCATTACCCAATCAGGGTGAATTTCAAGTATATTAAACGTACCTAATGTAATGTGAGTTGCAGTGATGGTCATTTCCCCGGGGTTTTTAATTCTCCTGACTAGCACACACTCGCTTGTTCCGTGTGCAGTTTTTACACTAAATGTAGTAGTATTAATTTGCTTAATTATATCTCCCACTAATGGTCCGTTACCGTTTAGCACATACGCGGTACTAGATATTAAGTCAACACCGTTAAAATATTTTAAATCAATTAGCATCATAGTTATATTTATAGTCATAAGAAAAGGGTCCGAAGACCCTTTTCTGTTTTATCAACTTCTAATTTAAAATTAGATGAATGATAGGTTGCTTACAGCAATGCTTTCTAGGTAGTCGGCAGCGTTACCTAAGCTAGATGCTGTGTTTGTTAACTCAACATAGCCGTAACGTGTCATAAAGCCAACTACTGGCTCTAGAGTGTTTGGATCTAGAACAACACCAGAACTCATCAATGGAACGTATGGGCAGTAAAATGCTGCTGCATCGCTCTCAGCTGAGCCTTTGTAACCAACTAGTACTGGAGCAAGATCGCTAGCGAAACTGTCAACAAATACCTTCATTGCACCGTTCAATGTACCAACCATCTTAGTGTTAGTTGGTGCTTCGAATGTACCTTCTGTAGTGCGAGCAAAAGCAGAAGTAGTAGCAGACTGAAGAACAGTTAGTGCAGCTGGGCTTACAACGGCCCAGTTACCAGCACCGCGACGTGTACGCTGAGCGATACGGTTAGCGGCACGGTTAACGATAACTGCTAATGCAGCATGCTCGTCACCAACGAAAGTTGCTGTACCAGATACAGCGGCTTGGTCGTAGCTGAAGCCTGTAGAAGCTAGTGAACGTAGTGAACCTAGGATCTCTTGGTCGATTTCAACCGTGATTTCCTGTGCTAAAGCAGCCATAATTTCTGCTTCAACATCGATACCGTGCATTGCTTGTGCATCTTGCGCGGCTTCGAATGTCCAACGTGCTGATAACTTACGTGTCTTAGCTTCAACAACTTGCTTCATGATCTGTACGTTGATCTTATTACCTGCGTAACCTTCCATTGCAGTTGCAGAACCAGGAGCAACACCAGCGGCTGTGCCAGAGTAGGCAGTAGCAACTTTAAATGGGCTCAATGCTTCTTCACCAGCAGTAGCGCCGGTTGCACCTGAACCTACGTTATCCGCATAGCGAACACGTAGAGTATGGATTTGGCTAACTGGACCTGTCATTGGCTGAACACCAATGATGTCGTTAGCAATAACTGTCGGCATAACGCGACGGATAACCGGTAGAATTACACGGTTTAGTGTTGCGACGTTACCTACAGATGTTGCGCCACCTGTAGCAGATTCGCTAACTAGGTGCTTACGTGTGTTTTCAAGAATAACACTCATGTTGTTACGCTTGGAACCGTTTAAGCCTTCTAGTAGGGCATCTTTTGTTTCGCCCCAACGGCTTTCTAATAATGCTTGTTTCATTTTTACCTTATCTCCTATGGGTATAGTAATTTATTTAAGCCCTGCTAGCTTCTTCAACTCAATGACATTAGCATCGTCGTTTTGAGTTGCGGCTGTTTTAGTAGCAGTTTTCTTATCTCCAGTTACTGCGGAACTTTCTGTTACCAAACGCTTTTCAGATTTTGGTTGTACAGATGAGTTACCGCCTAGTACTGCTGGTAGATACTTTTCGTATGCCTTCTGCAAATTTGCAGTTTGCACAGATTCTAAAAGCTCGCTCATTACAGCGGCTTTTTCCTTGTTTAAAGGCTTTAGTAGTGCGGACATTGACTTAGTACGCTCTACACTTTCCTTTATAACTTGGATTTCTTTGTTTTTCAACTCAGCGATAGATTTTGCTTCGTGAATAGCCTTGTCAGCTTCAGCTAATTTAGTATGGCCTTCATCGATTTGTTTCTTTAGTTTTGCAACTTCAGCATTTTCATTTAAATGCGTACCTGCAAATTCACTAACAAACGCTTCGAAGATTTTACGACCAAACATGTTCTCACGAGCAAGTGTGATATCTTCTTTGAGTTGAGTCAATTCGGACTCTAGGTTGGAAGCAACCATTTCCTTAACAAGTTTTGCACTCTTAG